CATGCCGTTGACTCCCCTGGACATACCGGCGGGCATCTACCGCAATGGCACGGACCTTCAATCATCGAACAGGTGGCGTGATGCTAACCTGATTCGGTGGATTGACGGAACCATGCGACCTGTAGGTGGATGGCGTCTCAAGAGCGACAACGCTTCGGATAATACTGTCCGTGGCATGTTGACGTGGAAGGACAACTCTAACAGCCGTTACATTGCCGGTGGGTCGTACAGCTCTCTCTACATCTGGAACCAAGGTGGCGTTCGTTACGACATCACGCCTGCCGGGTTTACTGCGGGCAGGGAAACTGCATCTGCTTACACTGGATACGGCGCGGCAACCTACGGATTTGACACCTACGGCACAGAGCGCCTAGACAATCAGACTATTCTGCCCGCTACTACCTGGTCGCTAGACAACTGGGGTGAGTACCTCGTCGGCTGCACTAGGGATGACGGCAAGGTCTACGAATGGCAACTGAACTCTGGCACACCTGCTGCGGTAGTGGCTAACGCGCCTACAAGTAATATTGCGCTGATGGTGACAGAGGAGCGGTTCCTATTCGCTCTTGGCGCGGGCGGCAATCCTCGCCTAGTGCAATGGTCCGACAAGGAAGACAACACCACCTGGACGCCATCTGCTACTAATGAGGCGGGTGACCTAGAGCTACAGACTGCCGGTGAGATCATGTGCGGCATTCGGGTCCGTGGTCAGGCTCTTATTCTGACTAACATCGATGCACACGTTGCTAGCTACCAGGGTCCTCCTTACGTTTATGGTATAGAGCGCGTTGGCACATCGTGTGGAATTATCTCTCAGAAGGCAGTCGCTACAACCGACCTTGGTGCAATGTGGATGGGTCGCAGAGCATTCTTCACTTACTCTGGCGGGTCAGTAGCTAAGGTGCAGTCTGATGTCTCTGACTACGTTTTCTCAGACATCAACGTATCTCAGCAATCTAAGGCGTTCGCAGTGACCAACTCTCGTTATGGTGAGGTTTGGTGGTTCTATCCGTCTGGCGCATCGAACGAGTGTGACCGCTATGTGGTCTACAACTTTGTAGAGAATACTTGGTCAATCGGGTCCCTAGCTAGAACCTCTGGCGTAGATCACGGCGCATTCCGTCACCCAATATGGGCAGACGCTGACGACAACAAGATCTACGAGCACGAGGTCGGATTATCCTACGGCAGTTTGTCACCGTTCGCTGAGAGCGGCCCTATCATGATCGGCACTGGAGACCAGATAGCCTCTGTGGTTGAGATGATCCCAGACGAGCGCACAGCCGGTGACGTTACGGCTACCTTCAAGACTAGGTTCTACCCCAATGATGTAGAGCGAGAGTACGGGCCTTATCCTATGTCCTCTCCTACTAGCCTGCGATTCACTGGTAGGCAGCTACGCATCCGTGTAGAGGGCGAGAGGCTCTCAGATTGGCGTGTAGGCATCAATCGTCTAGATATAGTGGCGGGAGGCAGGCGTTGAGTGAACAGCGCCCACTGCCCTCTGGTGGCGCTTGGCAGACGTGGGCTAATCGCCTACTGCAACACCTGAGAAGAACCCGAAACCTATTAGGTCATAAGGGTGATGATGAGCGAGCCACAGAGGACGGCTTGCTTATGTGGGAGCGTGACGGCAAGTACCCGGTTGTGTCTAAGGACCTAGCGTGGTGGCCTCTTGCTCTAGGTGGCGGGCAGGTGCATTACGCCTATATTGTTGATACGACGATCCATGCTGCCGCAACTATAAACACCGCCACAGAGATAACCTGGAACACTACGGTGTCTGCAAACGGCATCTCTGTTGACGGCACTGACGCATCGAAGATTAACTTTACGAAGTCTGGCGTGTTTCATATTACGTTTACTGCTGAGATGCACTCAGAGTCAGCTAACACCAAGACGTTCTATTTCTGGCCACGCATCAACGGTACTAACGCACCTAATACTACTATTGTGGATACTCTGCACAATAACGATCAGCGCAAGACTACCTGCCGGTCAGCAATATTCTCTGTGACTGCGGGTGATTACTTGCAGGCTATGTTTGCTACAGACGGTCTAGACGCAGATCTGCACGGCTCGGCTGCTACAGCATTCTCTCCTGCGTCACCATCGGTAACACTATCTGTATTGGAGGTTGTGTCATCGTAGACGAATTTGTTAGGTGCTCTAAGTGGATTGAAGACGCGCTAGCCTATGGCGGCGGCACTCACGACCTACAGGACGTATTTGATGGTATACTGTCAGGAAATATGCAGCTATGGCCTGCCGAGCGCGGGTGCATTGTTACGGAGCTAGCGGTATATCCAAAAAAGCGGGTATTGCACATATTCCTCGCAGGAGGAGAGCTAGACCAGATCACCGACATGCACGAAGACGTCATACGGTGGGCAAAAGCACAAGACTGCCAGGCGCTTACTCTAGCGGGCAGGATGGGATGGAAGAAGGCCCTAGCACCGTTTGGGTGGGAGCCGACACTACTAACACTGAGCAAGGAAATTTAATATGTCAGGTGGAAAAGGCGGTAGCCAAACTACACAGGTAGAGATACCCAAGTACATCGAGGACGCATCTAGGGCCAACATCGCCCAGGGCAAAGAAATCAGCCAGATCGGCTACACTCCCTACTACGGTCCTGACGTTGCAGCGTTCACTCCTATGCAAGCTGCTGCGATGCAGTCGGCTGCTGACTT